CTAATCATATCTTTGCTAATGGGGCTACATTTGCTAATACTGTATCTGCTAATCTAGTTGATACAGATTATCTAACTGTAACTGTTCAAGCAAATATCGCAAATGCAAATGTAACTGGAAATGCAAACTTAGCAACAGTCAACACGACTACTATTACTACTGGATCAAATACTACTGCTGGAAATCTCACAGGTGCCTGGTCACTAAACGGAACGCTAACCTCAAACGGCAATGTTACTGCTTTAGGATTCAAATCAGACAACTACCGTTATGCTAATGGACAGTCAATTAACTTTGATGCTGCCGCAGGCAACGCTGGTGAAATTCAGTTCAACACTGGTGGAAGTTTAAATGCTAGTTCTGATTTTACATTTAATGCGTCAACTGGGTTGGCAGTAGTCGGTGATATAACGGGTGCAAACTTTATAGCCGTCGGCGGCACCTATACTGGTAATGGTTCCGGATTATCTGCTCTCGCTGCTGCAAATCTTACCGGGACTCTATCCTCAGCTATACAAAGCAACATTACTCAATTAGGTACGTTACCGAGTTTAACAGTAACTACTAACATCAATACTGCTAATCTATTTGCTACTGAGGTCAGTGCAACTCGTTTGGTCGGCTCACTCACTACTGCGGCGCAACCAAACGTTACTAGCGTTGGTACACTAACCTCACTTGATGTTACTGGCAACATTACATCAGGTAATGCTAGCTTAGGTAATTTAGCAACTGCTAACTTTATTACTGGCACTCTAACAACCGCTGCCCAGCCAAATATTACAAGCGTAGGTACACTAAGCAGCTTAGCAACTACAGGAAATATAACTGCTAGTAATGTGTTTGCGAACGGCGGCACAGTAGCCGGCTTGTTATTAACAGGTACATTGACTACAGCAGCACAAGCTAATATTACAAGTATTGGTACACTCTCCTTCTTGAACGTGTCCGGCGCAATAAATGCAAATACCGTAGCTGGTTCATTCTCAGGCGACGGCAGCAATATTATTAACGTAGCGGGCGCGGCGGTCTCGGGAGAAGTTGACTATGCAGCAGTTGCTAATTCAGTCAGCGTAGCAAATGTATCTGGTATAGGTAACGTTGCGCTCTTGAATCGTGACGGAAACGCAAGTAACGTTCTATACGGAAATGGGGTATTTGCTTCAGTTGCTGGTGCCGGTAGTAACTACGGTAATTCAAATGTAGTATCTCTCTTGGCTTCGTTTGGCTCTAATGTAATTTCTACGACCGGAAATGTGACTGCCGGCAATGTCTACGCTAACTCAGGTACTTTGGGTGCTTCGCTAGTTACTGGAACACTTACTACAGCAGCACAACCCAACGTCACATCAGTGGGTACATTAACTTCGGCCGCAGTAACAGGCAATGTCACTGCTGGCAACGTTTATGCTAACTCAGGTACAGTTAGAGGTTCATTATTAACAGGTACACTGACAACTGCGGCTCAGCCTAACGTTACGAGTCTTGGTACACTGACCGGTTTAATTGTTTTAGGTAACATCAATGCTTCAAATGTTTCTGCTAATCATTTTGGTAGCGGCGCCGGACTGTCTAATATTAACGGAAGCAATGTTACTGGTTTAGTAGCCAATGCGACTTATGCAACTACTGCGGGAAGTATTTCATCGATCCCTTCAGGAACAAAGATGTTGTTTGCACAGTCAAGCGCACCCGCTGGCTGGACTAAACTAACATCCAATGACGATGCTGCGTTGAGAGTGGTTTCGGGCGCAGCAGGTACTGGAGGAACAGTAGGATTTAATACTGCATTCAGTGCAACAACAATTTCGGGACTTACAGGAAGCACCTCACTTTCAGAATCACAATTGCCAATTCACCGACACTTCGTATCTACTAGTGTAGTTAACGGCGGAGCACCTTCTTCGGTTAACTCATTAGTCCGTCAACGAACTACTGCCGGAGATAGTGATTACTATTTAGAGGGTACTTCTGCTGAACCTTCAGTCTTGCGGTCTAGCGCAACGGGTTCAGGAGCAGGACACGATCACACATTTTCTGGTAGCCTTAACTTAGCAGTTAAATATGTAGACGTTATTATAGCGCAGAAAGATTAAGGTTGTTATGAAACTAGAGCCTGGTAAATACTGCCCGCTCATTAAAAAAGATTGCATAGGCTTACAATGTTCTTGGTTTATGCTGGTTAGGGGCAAAAATCCCCAAACAGGACAAGATGTTGATGAGTGGGGATGTGCTATGACATGGCTCCCTGTTCTATTAATAGAAAACAGTCAGCAGCAGCGACAAACAGGCGCCGCAGTTGAAAGTTTTAGAAACGAAGTGGTAAAAAGTGCAGAAGATGTAACACAGCGTATGTTGCAAAGCACTGAACCAAACGTGATACAAATTTTTGGCGGTCAGAGCAACCCTCTGTTGCCTTGACGGATAATGGTATTATAATGATAAATAAAATTAACGGAGTGATTTAAAAATGGCATATACGATTGTAAAAAGTGATGGTAATGTTTTAACTACTATCCCTGATGGTACAATAAACACAACGAGTACCTCATTAGGTCTACCCGGTCGCAACTATGCAGGATATGGTCAGGCACTTGATACTAACTTTGTCCATCTGACGGAAAATTTTGCGGATAGTACTGTTCCGCCAAATCCTCTTAGAGGTCAGCTTTGGTGTGATACTAGTGGCGGCACAGTAGTTATGAAAGTCTGCCCAGCAGACGGAACTACTAATGCTCTTGCATGGTTAACTTTAGCCGCTACTAGCTCAGGCAATGCAACTTCATTTGGTGCACTCACAGTTACCGGAAACATTTCGTCTAACAACATCACAGTTACAAATGAAATTTCAGCAAACTTAGGCACTCTAAGCTTCTTGACTGTTTCAGCTAATGCTAATATTGCAAATGCTAATATTACTTCAGCAACAATAGGAACTACAACAACTACTGTAATTACTACTGGTTCATCATCGACTGCTGGTACAATGACCGGTGTTTGGACTCATACGGGTGCAGGTACTGCTAATGGCATCAACGGAACTTCAATGTGGGTAACTGGTGGTAACTTGGTAATCACTGGCTCAGGCAGTATTGGTATTAGAACTGACAACTATTACTATGCTAATGGTTCACCTATCTCATTTGCAGGTACATATAGCAATAGCAACGTTGCAGCTTATCTAGCAACAGCGAACATTCCAATTTTGACTACTACTACCCAAGCAACTACTCTAACAACAGGTGCTTCCGGTACTGCTGGCACAATCACCGGTAACTGGACTCTCAGTGCTAGCTCACGACTCAACGCTACTTACGCTGACCTTGCAGAACGCTTTGCAGCCGATGATGTATATGATGCAGGTACTGTTGTTCAGCTTGGTGGTTCAGATGAAATCACTGCTGTTCAATATGAACTTTCAGAAGATGTATTTGGTGTTATCTCTGATACTGCTGCGTATTTGATGAATGCAGGCGCTGGAAGTGACGCAACTCACCCGCCGGTCGCAGTATCTGGGCGTGTGCAAGTTAAGGTTATCGGAATTATTTCAAAGGGTGACCGACTTGTTAGTGCAGGCAATGGTATTGCCCGTGCTGCTACAGTCGGTGAAGCAACACATTTCAATGTTATCGGTAGAGCGTTAGAAGACAAAACTGCTGACGGTATAGGCTATGTGGAAGCCTTCGTATCAATTAAATAAATAGGAATTAGAACATGAGTTACGCACAGTTTGCTTCAATTGACGCATCAGATTTTAATACACTAGCAGGTGGAAATCCAACGACAACAGCAGGTACATTAAATGCTGTGTGGGCAACCGGCGGCGGTACTAACGGTTATGGTCAAACTGCATTAGCAAACGTTACTGTCGGTCAATCAGTTGCCGCAACAGGACAATGGGCAACTCTAGTTGCTAATACTGCAAGTGCTGCAACTCACCAGGGCTCATCTATCACTGCTGTAACTGCTCCAGTAGCAGGCGGAACTATTACATTCTTGTCAGCTATTCCTACTAACTTGACAACTATCAATACCAACAGATTGAATGCAGCTACCCAAGGTTCTACTAGTACGAATACTGCTACATTTGGTTCGATTTGGTCAAGTGCATTGACATTCACTCATACTGCAACTTTTGCTAACGGTGATGCTGCACGTTATTTCTTCAATTCAGGCGGTCAACTTAAGTTGACATTTGCTCAGCCAACCGGAACAGCGATGGCTAACGCATATAATACTCTAGCTACAGCATGTGGTACGCTAGTAATATCAGCACCTTCTTCAGGTACTATCACTGTTGCTGGCACATCATATACTGGTTTCACTAAAATCGGAGGAAGCGGAACCCCTTCCCCATATTCGACAAACACCGGCTACTACGCTTTAACTACATCAAATGCTAACGTCTTCTTACAAGCAACTGGTACTCCAGCAGGATACACCACTTCATACATTAACGTTCTTGTTAGATCAAATGGTACACAAGGTTCTAATGGTGATGCTGGTTCAGTAATTACAATTACTACAGTATGGGATGAAATTCCAAATGGTCTTAACGTAACAGCAGGTTCTGCTACTACATTGACTGCACAAGCACCTGAAACAACTAACTTAGCTAATAGCTGGGGCACAATCACATTAGCTGGTTCGGTAACAGGCTCTTAATTTTTTACGTCACTGGTGTATCCATCTAAATACTTCTAGGAGTATATGATGGATACCAAAACCTTAATTAGTGAAGCGAAAGCTCGTTTCGCACACAACTCAGCAAAAGACTACCTAAAAGAAAAGTATGAAGCCAAGTTGCTTGTTGCAGAGCAGGCTGGCCTTTGGAAGGCTGACAAAGAAACTATTGCATTTTTAACTATTATGGTTAATGATTGGGATGATAGAGTAATACTCGTGGACACCTTTCAAAATCCAGTACTAGTAGACCGCGGTGAGTTATTGTCTAAGCTCAAACAAGTATATAATAGTGTTATGCTAGACTGGTACAATGAGTGGAAAGAGCTAGAAAGCAAAAGATGACCCGCGGTGTAATACTATTTGCCTTCAATAGTCACAAATATAACTATTATGAAATGGCTAAACACGCCGCAAGTCGTGCTAAGCATTTCCTAAATCTACCCGTAACTCTAGTAACAGATGAAGAATCTATGCCACCAGGAGAATACGAACACTGGGATAAAGTAGTAAAGATTAATCCAGACAAGAACAATGTGCGTGATTGGGGACAATGGATTAATAAAGGCAGATATTTGGCTTATGATTTGAGTCCGTATGAAGAAACTATTCTTATTGATGCCGACTATGTTATCAACTCTGATAAACTATTAAAGACGTTTGACATCTATGATGACTTTTGTTGTCACAATGGTGTACGATTTTTTATGCGTCAGGGCAATTTTCCTGAGGCATTAAGTCCTAATAGCTATGATGACATTCTATGGGCAACAGTTATTACTTTTAGGAAAACTCAACGGGCAAAGCAAATCTTTGAATGCTTAGAAATGATACAGAAGAACTATGAACATTACGAACAGATTCATGGATTCTTGAATGCCGGATTTAGAAATGACTATGCATTGACTCTTGCACTGAGAATTGTTAACGGTCATGTTGATAATCCTAAAGATTTCATTCCGTGGAATCTAATGCATGTGGGAACAAGTACTACAATTTATCCCAACAACGAAGGTGAGTTTAACACAGAATACACAATCATATTTGACAGTTGGCAAAAACTCAAAATCAAAAAAGAGTATAATGTTATTAAAGACATGGACTTCCATTTGATTAACAAGGATCTTTATGCAAGGATTATTGACAATGGATAAGGGTTTTGTAATTATGGCGCAGGGTGATGACTATGTTACTTGTGCTAAAGCATTAGAACTTAGTATTAAACGCACGATGCCGGACGCTAATGTAACAATCATTACTACAGAAATGCTTCCATACGGAGATCAAGCTCCCGATACATTTTGGAAGTTACAGAATGATTGGCAAGTATACGAAGCATCTCCGTATGAATATACTATCAAGCTTGAAGCAGATATGTATCTCCCGCAATCAATTGATTATTACTGGGATGTGTTAAAGGAGCGTGACGTAGTAGTGTCCACTAACATTCGTAACTTTAGACAAGATATTAGTGATGTTCGTTATTATCGTAGATTCATCGATGACAACAATCTCCCTGATACATATAACGCCATTACATATTTCAGAAAGAGCAAACTAGCTGAGAAGTTTTTCAATATTGTCCGTGACGTATTTGAGAATTGGGAAGAGTATAAGCGTATCTTAAAGTGTAAGGTTGATGAACTTTGCACTACTGACTGGGCATACGCTATTGCTGCACATATATTAGGTGCGGAGAACACGACAATGCCGCAGTTTGATGCAATGTCAATGGTTCACATGAAACAATATATCAATGGTTCTGCTACTGAGAACTGGGCTGATTCATTAATACCTGAACTATTTCCTCACACCTTTCGTATCAATACTATCCCGCAAGTATATCCGGTACACTATCATGTAAAGAATTTTGCTAACGTAATACTGGAGAAGTTCGGTGAGTGATGAAGAATATGTAATTGTTTGGGAAGCTCCGGAAATCGTTAAGCCAGAGTTTCGTCTTTACTATGATAATCGCGGAAACGTGTTGTTTTATACTTGCGAAAAGCTAGACGGCGATTATATCGTAATTGATGCCCTTACATTCGCAGAAGCTAGACCTGATATCAAGGTAGTAGACGGAAGAATTGTTAGAGGCGGTGCTAGTACACTAAGTTCTAGGTTACACTTAGCTACTGACGGTACGCTATGTGAAGTTGAAGATGTCAGTGTCATTACTGAAACGGGCGGGCAATATTGGAAGTTGAAAACGGTCAGTTTATAATTTATAGGGTGTAGTTTCTCCCTATAAATATATGCATGGACGACATTATTGATATTGCAGACTTAGACTGTATTTACCTAAGCTACGACGAACCTCAAAAAGAGGAATTCTGGTTAAAGATTAAGAACATGGTACCCTGGGCTACACGAGTAGACGGGGTGAAGGGAAGCGATGCTGCACATAAAGCAGCGGGCGAAGCATCTACTACAGAACGCTTTATTCTTATCGACGGTGACAACATGCCCGATGAGAACTTCTTTAATCTACAGCTTGACTTTACAGACAAAGACCCTAATTACAAATTAGCGCAGTATCGTTGGAGAGCAGTTAATGCTGTCAACGGGCTACGCTATGGCAACGGCGGAATGTCGTCCTGGACAAAAACATACGTTGCCAATATGAAGACCCATGAGACAAGTGACGGAAGTGATACAACTGCGGTTGATTTCTGCATGGATTCTTCAGACAATCTATACTGGGCGATGCACGATTGCTACTCAACTACGTATCCTAACTACACTCCCTTCCAAGCGTGGAGAGCAGGATTCCGTGAAGGTGTCAAGATGGTACTTGATCGGGGTGCAAAGCCTAGTATAGATGACTTTAAAGAACGAGTTGCGGGTCGCAATCTAAACAACCTCACTATATGGCACAACGTTGGCGCAGATGTTGAGAACGGTATGTGGGCTATCTACGGCGCAAGACTTGGCACGTATATGACTATGCTTACGGATTGGGATTATCGTGACGTTGCGGACTTTGACAACTATCCTGCATTGTGGGAGAAATATAAGAGCAACAACCCGGCGCTTAGTTCAGGGTTTATAGGTGACGAACTTGAAAGTAAGTTAGGACTACCAATGTGTACGTTAAGCCCTGAACAGTCAAAGTTCTTCAAGCGTCACTACAACGCAGACAAACATAATCAAGGGCCATTAGTAAAAGAAATGGATGTAATTAGAAAGATTGAGGGCTGGTAATGCATTGCTACACCGATATTGATGCTAATGATAAAACTTACTTGTGTTTTGAATTTACATACCGTGAGCTTAAGATTTGGTACGATAACAAACCATCAATAGAGCGCATGACTAAATTATATCTTCCTAATAAAGAAGAAATGATTGCAGCTTACCCACATTTAACAGAAATAATATAATGTCAGAATCAGAAACAGATAGAATCAAAAGAATTCGTGACTTCATTGATGTAAATGCCACGCCTACATTCTGTTTGGCTAAGTGGCAGCATGTTACAATGTATCTACAAACAGGTGAGACACACTCTTGCTATCACCCTGCCCCTCACAAAGTTCCTTTAGCTGAATTAAAAGATAACCCATCAGCATTACATAATACTATGCATAAGAAGCTTGAGCGTAAAGAAATGCTTGAGGGTAAGAAGCCAGATGGTTGTCAGTATTGTTGGAACATTGAAGCAATGGGCCCTGACTATATTAGCGATAGACATATTCGCAACGCAAGTATTTTTACTAAGGAACGATATGAACAAGCCGCAAAGGGAGCCTGGGACCAAAACATCAACCCAGAGTATTTGGAAATTAATTTTGGTAACGAGTGTAATTTTAAATGCGGCTATTGCCATCCGAAATATAGTACAAGATTCTACAAAGAAATAGAAGACTTCGGTCCTGTTGAGAATGTAAAGAATCATCGCTGCGATGTTGATTGGATGAAGTTGTTTCAGCGTGAAGAAGAAAACCCATACGTTACTGCATTCTGGGAATGGTGGCCTGAGCTACGCAAGACACTGAACATCATGCGTGTTACTGGTGGAGAACCTACGCTACACAAATCAACATGGCAACTGCTAGACAAGATTGACGAAGAGCCTATGCCATGGCTTGAGCTTAATATCAACAGCAACTTAGGCACTAAGAATATTCTTATTGATCGCCTCGCTGTAAAGGTTAGAAAGCTACAAGACGAGGGCAAGATTAGAACATTCAAACTGTTCACATCAATGGATACATGGGGCGAACGTGCTGAGTATATCCGCACTGGACTTGAGCTAGACTTATGGGAACAGAACTTCCACACTTACGTAAGTAAATCTAATAGCCCTATTACATTCATGATTACGTTCAACATCTTTAGCGTCACTACGTTCAAGAGCTTACTAGAGAAGTTTCTAGAGTGGCGCAAGCAGTACGGCTGGGACGAAGAACGCAAGCAGCACATCATTAGATTTGACACTCCGTATCTACGTGACCCAATTCAATATGATATGAACATTCTTCCTAAAGAACAATTCATGCCGTACATGCACGATGCATTGAAGTTTATGGAAGACAATCTTGATGATACCCGCGCAGATGCCTTCAGCACAATTGAATATGAAAAGTTCAAGAGAGTTGTTGACTATATGGCAGAAACCGTGTATGATGAACAAAAGCTCATTGAAGGTCGTAGAGACTTTTACAACTGGTTTAATGAACTAGACGATAGACGAGAAACTGACATGCTATCAGTTTTTCCAGAAATGATGGAATTTTATAGACTATGCCAAGAAGTGAATCTGACAAACCCGCTCTAAAGGACAACGGTGCATTCTGCATCTTGCCGTGGATCCATATGCATATCTGGCCTAATGGGTCAGTATACCCTTGCTGTATGAGCGATACCGATCAAGGTTTGGGGAACATCAATGATATGCCTATTGACGAAGTAATCAATAGCGCAGAATTCAAGATACTACGTAAACAAATGCTCAATGGTGAGAAGCCAGACATGTGTACACGTTGCTTTGAACTTGAAGATACTGCTGACACCTGGACGCTACGTAAGAGCAGCTTAGAGACATTCAAGCACTATCTGCCTTTAGCAGAAGAAACACAAGAAGACGGTACCATTGACGATTTCAAAATGCGTTACATGGACATTCGTTTCAGTAATCTATGCAACATGAAGTGTAGAACATGCGGACCTGAATTAAGCAGCAAGTGGTATGACGATCAGATTAAGTTGTTCCCTGGCTACGAGCGACCTAAGTTCATTGACGTAAACAGTGCTGATGATTTTATGGGCAAGCTGCGTCCCCATCTTGATACTATCGAAGAAGTTTACTTTGCTGGCGGCGAAGTATTAATTACTCCGCAGCATTATGAAGTCTTAGACTATTGGCTAAAGAACAATCGTCGGGATGTAAGACTACGTTATACTACTAATTTTAGCAATCTACGACATAAGCAAAAGAGTATGTTTGATTATTGGAAATTGTTTGATGATGTAAGAGTAGCTGCTAGTTTAGATACATTCGGTGCCCGTGCAGAATACTCACGTTCCGGAACTGATTGGAACGTTATTGTACAGAACCGAAAAGAAATGATTGAAGCATGTCCTACTACGTACTTTGAACTAACTCCTACTATTAGTATCTTTAGTGTATACAATCTATTTGAGTTTCACAAGTCTTGGGTAGAAGAAGGCTTGTTAGATATTAATAATATTCGTATTAATATATTGACACACCCTAGATATTTCTCTATAACAATTCTTCCTAAAGAATTAAAAGATAAAATCGCAGGGATATATAAAGAGTATGTTAAATGGTTGCAAGAAAATAATGCTTGGGAACATATTATTAAGGACGTTGAAGGGATTGTCGAACACATGTATAGCGCCGACCATTCGAATTTGATTCCGGATTTTATCAAGCATGTCGAAGCTATTGACAATGTTCGAAATGAAAAGTTTACAGACACGTACCCGGAGTATAAAGATTTATGGACCTAACCCCAATCTCAGTTCCTGCTGAGCTACCAAAGATTTCTAAAGTAGATTGGATGGCAAAGAACATGAACAAGTTCTGTGTCCTGCCTTGGATCAATCTACATACTGCACCTGACGGTAAAGTAAAACTATGCTGTAGTATTCAGTTCAGCAGCTTTGTTACTAACGCAGTCGATACTCCATTCAACTTTGGATATGATAGCATCGAAAGCATTTGGAACAGTGGTAACATGCGTTACACTCGTGAAATGCATAGAGCTAATCAACCATTTTCGGCGTGTGACGAATGTTATAACGTAGAGAAGATTTCAGGTCACAGCCCTCGTATGGGGCAGAATGAAGAATGGCTCAAGCGCAAAGAAAAGGATCAATTCACTGCTGATGTAGTAGATGATATTTCCCGTGAAGACGTTATTGATTTAGATAACCTCCCCATCAGTCTTGAGCTACGATTAGGTAATCTGTGTAATCTACAGTGCATCACTTGCTATGGCTTAAGCAGCGCACCTATATATGATGAGAGAGCGAGACTATTAGAGCAGGGTGAAGTAGACGGTCCGGAACACAAGTTCTTAAAGACAATGTGGAAGCACGAAAAGGATTTAGTCGATGCTACTGATGTAAAGAATTGGTACGAGACTGATATGTTCTACGAGAACTTCCGTAAAGTTGCGCCAAAGCTAAAGCGTCTTTATACGACTGGCGGCGAACCTACTCTGATCAAAGCTAATTATAAGATGATGCAGATGTTATTGGATGCAGGCAATACTGATTGTGCTATTGAATTCACTAGCAACATGGTGGCTTGGAACTACGAATTCTACAGTAGACTAGAAAAGTTCAAGAACGTAGAAATTCAGATGAGTCTTGACGGCGCAGGAGATATCGGTGCTTATGTTCGATACCCTAGTGACATGAATAAAGTCAAAGCCAATGTCATGAAGGCTGTGGAAATGGCTTCGTCTAGACCCAATTGGAAAGTCAAGTGTTATACTGTGCTGCAAGCATTAAATTATCGTCACATTATTCCTGTTTGGGAAATGCTGAGAGAAGCAGCAGACACTTATGCTAAGCATATTGATTGGTGGCCAATCACTTTATACTCTCCTCCCCAACTGTCATTAGCGGCAATTCCGATGGGAGCGAGACTAACATATCTTAAAGAGTTTAAGCTACTAGCAGCAGAATTTAATTCTAAGGTTAGTTACTTTAGAATCAACGATAGTACAATGATACCTTGCATTGACTCTATCAAGAACCCAGAATATGATCCGATATTACACGAAAATCTAATACGCTATGTTAAAGTATTGGATAAGTCTAGAAATATTAGCGGGACGGAATTATTTAAAACGGAATTAGCAAAATGAGTGAACTATTAAGCGTAGATAATGTATTACGAGAAGAATTAGTTGCAATTAAGCCAGTAGACGAGCCTTATGTAAGTATTACGTGGCAAGTAAGTGACTTCTGTAACTATAAATGTTCTTATTGTAACCCCGGCAACTGGGCTGGCAAGAATAAAAGAGACGATGGCTTTGAAGAAATCATCAGTAACTTAAAGATTGTCATTGACAACTACAAAGCACGGGGCTATAAAGGCTTTAAGTTCTACTTCAGCGGGGGCGAACCTACAGTATGGCCGCACTTAATTCCATTAATTAAATGGTTAAAGACTGAGATTGATGACCCACATATCGGTATTAATACTAATCTAAGTCGTGCTACTAAGTGGTGGGAAGAACACTACACGCTGTTTCATGACATTGTTGCAAGCTTCCACATTGACTTTGCTGACCAAGAACGCTATATGACAAATCTATTGTTCTTACAGGATAAGGTTAACTATCTATGCTCTCGTATGATGATGCAAGAAGATAGATTCCAAGAAGTAATCGACTTTGGTAAGAAGGTAAAGGCTACCTGTCAGAACTATAACGTAGAGTGGGTGCCACTGTTTGATGATATTACAGTTAACGCTGGCCCATGGGAGTATGGTGAAACTTGGATGACTGACTTCTTTGTTCATAACTCATTCGAGAGTCAGCAACAGTTACCTAAGCCCGACGGCAGTAAGTGGAATACATCTAGTAAGGAAGTCTATAAGAGCGGACACGAACTTTCACTTAACGGTAATAGAATCGTAGCAGAAAGACGCAACTTCTTCCGCGGATGGAAGTGCAACGTTGATGAATCATTGTTCATCGATACATTAGGAAACATCACCGCTGCTAGTTGCGGACAAGGTCCTAAGATGGGTAACATCTATAGTGAAGTTAATCTAATCTCTGAGCCTATTATCTGCGGAAAGATTCAGTGTACGTGCGGTACTGATATTCTTATCACTAAGGAAAAGAATACTAATGTCTAACCCACTCTATTGCGCTCTAGCATTTAACAGCATTAGCTTCGGCGCACATGGTGGCAGTAGACCTTGTTGTGCAGTCGATACATATTATTGGAGCGAGACTCAGAATAAGTTATCTGAATATGATAATGAATTGTTACCTTGGTTTAATAATAAAGAAATGGTTGAGTTACGTCAAGATTTATTAGACGGTAAATGGAATCCTATTTGCAATCTATGTAAGATTCGTGAAGATGCTGGACAGCCTAGTACAAGAGAAATCTTTAATGAGACACTAAGCCAAGTTGAAGAACGCACGGGTAGAGATTGGCACGAGACCACTGCTGAGATTGATGACTTAGACAATATCTTTCTATTAGATATCACAGTTGGCAACAAGTGTAACAGCGCCTGCCTAATGTGTAATAGCAGTGCTAGCACATTGTGGCTAAAAGAACAAACGGACCTTAACGGAGGAAAGCCACCCTGGAAGCTAGACCCTATGTGGTTCGCAGATGAGCATGTGCCTAATCTAGCAGACAATCTAACTAATCTAACAGACATTCAGTTTGTTGGCGGTGAACCCACAATTAACGATGACCATGTTGCGTTACTAGAAAGACTTATTGAACAAGATAGAGCTAAGGATATTAGCTTAGGCTATGTTACTAACTTAACCAACATCAGTAAAGAGTTAACTGACCTATGGCATCACTTTGGTACAAAGCATATTACTATATCAGTAGATGGTGTGGGTAAAGTAAATGAGTATCAGCGTTATCCCTTTAGTTGGGGTAAAGTTGTATCACAGTTAGAGAATATCAAAAACATTACTAACACTGGCAAGTTCTTTGTTGGACTTAGCTTAACTGTAACTAGTATGAACATCTTGAAACTAGATGAAGTGATTGAATGGTGGGAAGACCAAGTATTAAGCAATAGCTCATTTCAAACATCACTGCCGCATATTCAATGTGTAAACAATCCTTCCAAGTTTGACCCACTATACATGCCAATGCAAATGAAGCTAGACTGTGAATTAACTATGCAGCGCATTGAAGAACTATGCGAACGCAGAGGATTGGGCGACAAATATGCACCTGCTATTCACAACATTAGAACTAATATTCTACAGAAAGAAGCAAGTGCGGAAGAAAGAAATCGTCATTGGGATGCAATGAAAGTATTTGTCAATAGACTTGATGTATATCGCAAGAGAAACATTTTTGATTATTTGCCGTTTATGGAAAAATACTGGGACTTAACATGAAAATAGTTGGCTTTGGTGATAGCTTTATTATTGGCTGTTCGTATGATTATGCATATACTAACTTAGTTGCAAAACATTTTAATGCTGAATTTAAATCATACGCTTATTCGGGTTCGGGCACCTGGGATGCTTATTTTCATTTAGAAAAGTATTTAAAAAACAACCCAGCACCAGATGTTATATTATGTGTTTGGTCAGCCGCCGGAAGACTATATCACCCTAACGTTAGAGATATATGTTATAACTCTGCGGTTATCAACCCAAAAGAACCAAAGACGCCGGCGTTTAAACCGGTAATGGAAGCAGCCAAAATATACTACGAATATTTACATGATAGTCATAAAACAGATATGGAGCACAGTTGCTTGTATTACTGGATAGACAATGTATTAGTTCCGCAGTACCCAAACACTAAATTCATTCACATGTGGAGCTTTCCTAAAAAGTCATGCGATTATGGTCGCCCAACTGAAATGACATATCTGCACGAATTTACTACAGCAGTAGAGCTTAGACCCGCATTGATACATCTTAGTTACCTAGACGAATGGCCAGATGATTTAAGCAAAGAAGTTAGACCAAATCATTTGACTCCTAAGATGCATAAAGTTCTCGCTGACAACATTATTGCTGCTATTGAAGACTATAAGCCTGGCTTACTAAATATAAAGCGATGACAATATTAAATAAAGACTATCTGTATTACCTAGGAACGCCATGGAACGGCGAACCATATAAAGAGATTCGTAATGACGAATTTGTTTGGCAATCATATGAAGATAGTACTGAACTGTTCTATTGTTATGAGTTTGGTAATTCCGAAGCCTTCACTGCATTTCCGCTAGATACATTACTGACAACCGAACAGATTAATCAGATTAGAACAGGCGAAGCGTCATTAGTTGTGTCTAATAGTCACGAAGCGTTTCACTATATTGTTCCTATACTCTATCAAACTCTAGCTATCCAACATGATATTCCACCTGAACATATCATATTGATATCTGAATCTGCTGATATTGCTTCACATATTAAGACAGTTAGCAGTGAGCTTAACATGGGTGAGTTTAGATCACGTTGGTTAAGACGGTTTGAGTATGATATTCAAATTAATCGCTTTATTATGAGCTTTGACGGCCCTCCCTTTATTGCGGACGGCTTACCAGGCATAAGACTCCCTGATCCGATTACATTAGAAAGTAAACACTATGATAAGAAGTTCTTGTGCTTTAATCGTAGATGGAGAGGACACCGCACAGTATTAGTATCACTATTACATGCACTAGATTTATTAAAGCACAGTCATGTAAGCTTAGGCCGGTCAGATGATAATAGAGATTGGTATTCTGCTTCAAATCGTAACAAATACTTTATGGATAATCATGCAGAAGCATCAGTATTACTCAGCAACGTTGAAGAAGAAATGATTACTTCTTTCCCTGAGTTATACTTAGATAGTGATGACTTGATTACTAATAGAGCATTACTAGATGCATCCACTAATTATCTATACAATGAAACATATTTCAGTGTAGTTACTGAGACATTCTTTTTCAGAAAAGAAAGACCAGATGATTATGGAAGATTTCTAAGCGAGAAGACATTCAAGCCTGTTGCAATGCGTCATCCTTTTATTATTGTGTCAACTCCCAACTTCTTAGTGAAGTTCAAAGAGCTTGGGTATAAGTCATTTAGTCCCTGGATCAACGAAGACTATGATAAAGAAAACGATGACGCTACTAGGATGATGATGATTATACGAGAGATTGAACGTTTAGTCAACCTATCCTCTGAGGAACTTGAAGAATTCTTAACAGCAATGCGTGACATTTGTGAGCATAACTATCAGTTACTTACGAATAAGCAGCTACATGAATTTTACATGGATTTATGATATGAAAACTATATTAGTATGCGGTGCCGGTGGATTCATTGGTAATCATTTAGTCGATAGTTTAAAAAATCAAGGACATTATGTAGTGGGAGCGGACTTAAAAGTTCCCCCATACAACGCAACTACGGCTGATAAATTTTATATTGTCGATCTACGAGACCAGTGTGCAGTAGATGATTTGTTCTCTGTACATGCGTATGACGAAGTATATCAGTTAGCAGCAGACATCGGCGGCGCCGGCTATATCTTTACCGGCGAGCATGATGCAGACATCATGTATAATTCTGTTCAGATTAACTTAAACATCCTAGACAACTGCAAAAGACACAAGACTAACAAGGTATTCTATAGCTCAAGCGCATGTGTATATCCGGAATATAATCAACTAGAACCCGACAATCCTATACTAAGCGAAGACAGTACCTATCCTGCTAATCCAGATAGTGAGTATGGTTGGGAGAAGCTATTCAGCGAACGATTATACACTGCATATGCAAAGAATCATAATATGCAAGTTAGGGTAGCAAGATTGCATAACGTATTTGGTCCTAGAGGAAGTTGGAACAACGGCAAAGAAAAAGCGCCAGCCGCACTGTGTAGAAAAGTGGCACTTGCTGATGACAATGGTACTGTAGAGATTTGGGGACCGGGCAATCAGACACGAAGCTTTCTATATATTGATGAGTGTATTGACGGTATTCACCGGTTAATGGAAAGTGATTACGATAAGCCTATTAACTTAGGCAGTGAACGCATGATATCTATTAATGAGCTAGTATTATTGATTGCTAGTTTAATTAATAAGACAGTTACTATTGAGAACATTGATGGTCCAATTGGTGTTATGGGTAGACGCAGTGATAATAGACTGATTGAACAAATTATGGGCTGGAAGCCAGCAGAAGACTTAGAATCCGGATTAGTCAAGACTTATCATTGGATTAATAATCAGATAGGTAAAGACAATGATTAATGATTTAAGCAAATACAAAAGACTCTTTACAATAGGATGTAGCTTTACTGAATACTTTTATCCGACATGGGCAAATGTACTGAGCAAGTCAATGCCCGATGCTGAGTTCTATAATCTAGGACTATCTGGCACAAGTAATCCTTTTATTGCTAATCGTTTAGTAGAAGCTAATCTTAAGTTCAAGCTGTGCGAGACAGACTTAGTAGTCATCATGTGGACAACTACATGCAGAGAAACACATTATGTAAGAGGACGTTGGTTCAATCCAGGTAATATCTTCAGTCAGGATGTGTATAGTAAAGAGTTTGTTGATAAGTTTGCGGACCCAGATGGCTATCTAATGCGTGATCTAGCTATGATTGAAATGGCTACATCTTATGTCAACAATCTACCCTGCGATTATGTAGGGCTATTGTCTACGCCAATGGACTTCAAATACCATCATGATAGTTCTCCTTCATACGATTTAGCTAATGAGATTCTTGACACATATAAGGACTTGCTATCAAAGTTCCCTAAATCAATGCTTGAGCTTGAAATGGACAATCGTTGGGAGCCGGGCAGCACATATCGAAGTGATATGTTTGCGGGTGTCAGAGAGGATTATCACCCAAGCCCGACAAAATACTGTAATTATTTAATTAAGCTAGGGCTTCCGATTACACAAGATTCTATAGATTATGCAGAAGAATGCACTCAGCTAATAAAGGATATAAATCATCGTGATCAATTTACTGCATTGTTTCCGGAATGTCATGATTATAAAGTTCCGAGCATTTGGTAAAAATAACCGCGCATCTGTAAGCAATTAAATATTGTTATGACAAAAGTAGCGATGATCGGTGTCGGCAAGTTAGGACAAGACTGTGCCGAAGTAATGGCAGAACAGTATGATGTTGTGGGGTATGATGTAGAACCTCGTAACCCAGCGTTCCCTATGATGCCAACCATACAAGAAGCAGTAACAGATAGAGATATTATCTTTATTGCTGCTCCTACTCCTCATGACCCTATGTACGGCGGCGAAGCACCTACTAGTCATCTACCTAACAAAGACTTTGATTATACAATCGTTACGGATATTCTTAACAAAGTCAACAAGTACGTTAATCAAAATCAGTTAGTAGTGTTAATCAGCACAGTGTTGCCTGGTACAGTGCGTAGAGAGCTTAAGCCCTGCATTACTAATGCACGATTCATTTATAATCCGTATCTTAT